CAGGTGGAAGTGCAACATTTGATGTTAATAGTGGCATTAACATACAATATCAATAGGAAAACAATATGACAGACGTAATTGAAGTAAACGTACAAACAGGGGAAAAGACAACACGCTCCTATACACAAGAAGAAAAAGATAATAATGCTACTGCTGAAGCAGATGCAAAGAAGAATTTTGATGCTCTTGATTATAAAGCTAAACGGAAATCAGAATTTCCCACGATAGAAGAATGTGTCCACGCAATTCTTGATGATGATTTAGAGGCACTTCAGGCTAAAAGAACTGCTGTTAAGGAGAAATATAAAAAATCATGAGTAAGATAACCAATACAAGTTTATTTTTAGTAGAAAGTGCAGATGCTGCTGCTGACGTTGCTGGTTCTGGACAAGTGTGGATTGATAATCAAACACCAAATCAATTAAAGTTTACTAATGATGCGGGTACTGATTTTGGAATATCGCCCTCGTTTATAAGTTCAGAACAAACAGTAGCTGTAGATACAGGACTCAATGTATCTCATGGGCTAGGTGCAAAACCTCTTCAATTTACAGTCTCAGCAATATGTAAAACAGGTGATGCCAATTACTCGGTGAATGATGAAATACAAATGTGGGCTGCAATGCACGATGCTGGAGATGCGGGTATTATGGCTTGTTGTGATGCTACTAATGTTACTGTGATAACAGGCAATGTAATTAAATTAGTTAATAAAACAGGATTTGACGCAAGTGACATGGATGTGAATGATTGGAGATGGATAGTGAGGGCATGGCTATGACAAAATACTGGGTAAATGATGATGGTACTTTAAACCAAGCAACAGATGATTCGCAAGATTTATCTCCTTTAACTGAAGTTAATGTTGCACCACAATCAGGGAAACAAGTATGGAATGGTTCAGAGTGGACTGATCCTAATAAAGTATTAGTTGTAAAGAAAAGACGGAGTCAATATCCCAGTATTGGCGATCAACTCGATATGCAATACAAAGATTTAATAAACGGCACAACTACATGGAAAGATGCTATTGCTAAAGTAAAAAGGAATAATCCCAAATGATTTACAATATAACGTGGCCGAGTAAACCTAGTGACTGATGTACCTCTATACATCTATGCCCTTATACTCTTTTTTCCATTAATAATAAGCGGAATTTTTGGTGTTTTTCTAATCACCATAGTCAAGAAACTCTGGCGCTCTGATAACCCTTACAAACATTGGACATACAAACAAAGTCTTATATGGTCATGTGTCATTGGTGTTTTAGCGGGTTCAGCTTTTCAACTTTTATTGCAGAGCTTTACTGAAAAGTGGATTTATATTGACGAGTCTAATAGATATAATTTAGTTATATTTGGTGCAATCTGCGCTCCAATGGCGATCTTGTATTTTACGTCAGGAATTTTGTGGTGGGCGAAACGAACTAAACACGATTTGATATATGAGTATTTCCGCGTTAGGCATCCTAAGAAAAAAGAAATCTCAGAAGAAGAATATTGGGCTTCTGATAGTGATTTTACAGTAAGGCATAATAAAGAAGAAAAATAAATGTATAAACACGAGGTTGTTAAGAGCTTGGATTTTGTAATATATGGATGTAGCTCTTGGGGTTGTATTGCTTCAGTTTTAGACCACTTTTCCGCACTAATCTCGATTGGCATTGCTTTTATTGCATTGATAATATCGACTATCTATAAACACCTTAATTATCGTAATGAGAAAAAGAGGTTGAAAATTTTAGATGAAAGCTAAGTTACTTGTTAGACAACACGATAAGCATGGTGCTGGTTATTATGGCGCACCACGAGGCAATAGACTGCACAAAGGAATTGATTATGCTTGCCCGGTTGGGCTTCATATATTACCTATTAAGTCAGGCTTAGTAACTAAAATTGGCTATCCTTATGGCGATGATCAAAGTTTCAGATATGTTCAAATTTCATCTGATGGTTTCGATTATCGTTATTTCTACCTAGAACCTTTAGTTAAGGTCGATGAATATGCCGAGACAGATACACCTATTGGAACTGTCCAGGATTTAACAAAACGATATGAAGGCATCACACCGCATTGCCATTTGGAAGTAAAAAAATATGGGCAATTTATTAATCCAGAAGAAATAGAATGAAATGGATAATTGTACTTATTATTTACTTTTACAATTCATCTGGAAGGGTTGATATAAAGCCAACTGGTTTGGAGTTTGAAACAGCAATAGAATGTCAGGAACACAGATTAAGTGAAGGATTCAGAGCAAGGTTAAGAGTTGAATATAAAGGTAAAAATGTAAGCTACATTAGACCGATGTGTAAACCAATCGAAAGAAACGAAGTATATGCTTTGGGTAGCGTTGGTATATGTAGCCAAGCTCCCTGTCTTTGGAAATAGGAGATTAAAATGTTAAACGTAATTGCACCATTAGCTAATACACTTATAAAACGACTATTTCCTGATAAAGAGAAACAGCAAGAAGCACAGCTTGAGTTTCAATCAATGATTGCTGATGGATCATTTAAAGAGTTTGAAAAACAGGCTGACATCATAATTGCAGAGGCACAAAGCAAGTCGTGGCTAACGTCAAACTGGCGACCTTGCATTATGCTTTTGTTTGGAATAATTATCGCTAACAACTACATCATCTACCCATATCTTTCGTTGTTTATGGACAACGCACCAATGCTTGAAATACCGCCTGATATGTGGGATTTATTGAAAATAGGTCTTGGTGGATATGTAGTAGGCCGAAGCGCAGAAAAAGCCGTTACAGTTTGGAAAAAATGAAAGAATTTACTGATTTAGTATCAGAAGGAGCAGAACGAATGTGGGATAAATTAAAAATGTGGGTAGCAGACTTCAATGACATAATTGAAGCATTGCCAGCCATTATAAAATACGCTGCATGGTTTGTAGTTGGGTATCTGACCTGTTTTATATTCTAAAAATAATAATGAGGCAGCCCTATGGCCTTTACCAAAGAACCAGATTATGCCGGGTTATTACCCTATTGCATAACTGAAAAAGAAACGGCCTATATCAAGACTCTCTCTGAAGGGAAGTCTCAAGCAGAAACTGCTCTTAAACAAGATGTAGCTAGATCGACAATAGCCGATACGATCTACCGGGTACGTCTACGCAAAAAGAAACAACAATGCGGTCAATCTACACTTTATAGTGGTGAAACTGGTACTGAAACATCGGTCTGGATTAAAGGTCAAGCTCAAAAAGGACAAAGAAGTCTCCAAGAAGTTATCGATGATACTGTTTCAGCGTTTAATGAAAAAGTTAAAGTCAGGTCTGTCAGCACTAAAGCGCCTAAAGTAAAAACCAAAGACCTTTTAGCGTGTATCTGTATTGGCGATGCTCATTTAGGTATGCTTTCATGGGAAGAAAAAGCTAAAGAAGATTTCGACTTAAAAATAGGTTGTAAAGACTTAACAGATGCAGCTAACAGGATTATCGAAGCAATCCCGGCAACAGAAGAAATATTAATCGTACAGCTTGGCGATTTCTACCACATAGACGACTCGTTAAATCAAACACCAGCCAACAAAAACCCTCTCGATGCAGATTCCAGATTCTCAAAAATTATTCAATCTGGCATTTACGTTTTAAGACATTTCATTGAAAAAGCACTCACCAAACACAAAATAGTAAGAGTTAGAAATGTCGCTGGCAATCACGATCCTCATTCCCACGTTGCATTGAGCTGTGCTTTAGCTACATTTTACGAATCAAACAAACGAGTTATTATCGAAGATTCTCCCAGAGCTATGTACTACTATCGGTTTGGTAAAAATCTAATCGGTATCACACATGGTCATATGCCAAAGCCAGATAAGCTCCCATCCGTTATGGCCGTAGACTGTCTTGAATGGGCAGAATGTGAGTTTAAATATTGTTGGCATGGTCATATACATACCAAGCGTAGTTTTGAGGCAATGAATGTAATTGTTGAGAGCTTTCGGACACTCGCACCAGGCGATGCTTGGACTGTGGATTCAGGCTACCGAGCCGGGAGAGAAATTCAAGCCATTATTTTAGACAAAGATTTCGGTGAGGTAGAACGTCATACTGCTGGGATCAAGCGAGTCAGAAATGGTTAAAAAACCGCTAATATTGGTATTTTGGGAAGATCATACTGGCGACTCATCTTGGCAATCTGAGAGCCAAGTAGAAGCCGAAAAACCAGCCGTAGCAAAGACAGTAGGCTTTCTTATCCACGAGGACGAAAAAACCCTGAAAGTGGCTGATACGCTCTTAGATGACGGCTCAGTAGGGGGAGTAGCGTTGATTATCAAGTCTTGCATTATTGGTGAATATAAGGTGTTGAGAAAGAGCCTATAATGGTTATTTACAGCCACACAATATTACCTTATTATTGTAAATATATGATTTTATTAATGCACCTAATTGGCATGAAAACTGCATAGATAAAGGTGTAATTAACAATGAGGATAAGACTATGAAATGGGAAACACCTGATTATAGTGACATCAGATTTGGTTTTGAAGTCACTATGTATATCAACAACAAATAACAATAAGGGCTTTCATTAGCCCTTTTTATTATGAACGAACCAGTCGTTGAAACTGTAATTGGCGAACATTATCAGAAATATCTGAGCCACGAGTCTGAGGAATTAACTGAAAGACTTAACGCAAATAGCCCTCTTGAGCTAACTTACGGATCGTGGGAAGAGATGATTATAGAGTTTAATTCTATGGGTATCTCTATCGTTTTTGACAATGATCTGCCCGATTCTTGATATACCAAATTTGAAGTGCGTGGCTGAACAAATGCTTGCCCTGTTCAAGTTCTTTTTCTGAGTGAACATGAAAGTCGATTTGACCATCCTCAAGACAAACAAACACATTGGCACATTTTGCATTGCGTAATCCCAATCCTTCACGATAAGCTGATAGTTGCATTACTTGATCGTCAAAAGCCATCTTACCGGGTTTAAACTTATCCTTAGTCTGCTTTGTTTTATAATCAATGATCCAATCATCAGAGTGAAGATCA